CTTACTCTTGTAGCTGAAGATGCAATTATGGCTGGGAAACCCATTTGCTGTGTATAATCAGTTGTTCCTGTATCAGCACAAAATGAATTTGCTGTTGCAGATGCTAAAGCTGAAAGTATAACACCTGGTGTAGCGTTAGCTGAAAGTGGACTTAGATAGATTGCTCGCTGACATACTCTATCTAATGCCTGACCACCCCAATAACCTAATCTACCTAAAGCACCTTTAACAGGGCTTGAGATAGCAGTTAAGTCAACAAGGTCTGAAATCCTTACCAACTTACCATATTGGACTACTGTGGCTGCTATTCTTCTACTTGATAGATTTTCAGCGATTGGTGCAGTAGCTTCAGTCAATACAGACGAAACTGCTGTCAAATTTCTCCAAGCGTTAAAAACTATCGATGTACCTGCTTGCTTAGGAATTGGTCGTTCCTCTGCAAACTGGGCAAATCTTTCTACCTTTTCAATAGTTTTCATCAGACTATTATCATAGTATGTTGAAAGCATATTGTTAAGAGTAGAGGTTGTACTTGTACTATATGTTGTCATTGTTCTTACTCCGATTTATTAAAGCTCTTGCTGTGGTAAGTTTTTCTCAAGCTCTTCCAAGCTCATAGTATTGATGTCTTTTTTACCTTCAGTAACAGCTTTGGTTGATGTTGATACTTGTGCTTCGGTTTTTTCCTGTTCGGAGACCTCTTTTAACTTCTTGGTATCAGCCTTCTTTTTCTCAATCTTCTTATCAAATCTCTTGCCAAGGGCTGTATAGTAAAGGGTTGCCATAGCCGTCTCATCTCTGATTTGGTCTAATGGAATTTTCCTTTCCTTTACAAATGCGTCTATATCATCTTCTACTTCATCTAAGTGCTTATATTCTTCTTTGCCTCTCATAGAAGTCTTTAGGCGGTCGTACGTTGACTGAGACTGCGTTTTTCTAAGAGGTTGGAGTAATTGCTCGAACTGCTGACCTTGCTGTCTAAACCTTGCCTCGTTGATAGTCATTAGTGCTTGTATGGTTTGTCTTGGCAAATTAGTCTGCTCTTCTAACGTAGCCCAATAATCCTCTTGCGATTGAGTTGGTTGTTCCTTAGTAGGTTGCTTGATACCAACTATATTACCATCTTCATCAAAATCAACTTTATCGGCAAGCATTTTTCTGTATCTTGAACTTTCCTGACTTTTAGAGTGCATCATCTTCTCTGACTCTTGGTGCATTTTAATTATATCTTGAGCAGATTTGCCTCTATATTTCTCAGGTAATTCAGGTTCAGGTTGCTTATCCGAGTCGTCTTGCTGAGTGGTTTCTTCTTTTAATACTTCTGTTGCTGATGTTTCTTTTTCTTCTTTTGCTTCTTCAACGGACTCTTCTTTAACTTCGGGTTCTGTCGGCTTGTCTTTTTCAGCAAGAATATCTTGCTCTAATTTTTCTAAATTGTCTAAGTTTTCAGTCTCTTCAGTTACTTCGAGTTTGTCGTCTACTTCGTTTTCCATTTTTAGCTCCTCGCCTTATTCAGGTTGTGAGTTGGCTACTTCGTGGGTTTCTATTAACCTATCCATAATGGTTAGGCAAAGTTCTATCCCCGTTAGCTTCCCCTGTAATTTATAATATTCTTCATCTTTCTTGACGTTTCTTAAATTGCTATACTGCACATCAAAAACTTCATCTAATCTTTTAACGTACTGCTTCCAACCGGGAACATTTTTAAGAAGTTTAAAATTACTAATTTCATCATCAGTAGTTACTTCCATACGTTCCAACGCTTCTCTTTTCCCCATTACATACCTCCTCTTGTAGAACTCATCATTTTTCTCATCTGGTTAGCCCCTCCCCCTTGACCAGACATCTGTGCCTTTGGGTCTTGTGGCTTTGTGGCACTTTCTTGACCTTTTACTTTCTGCTCAAACATAGTTTTAACAAGTTCTTCTTTCTTCTCCTCTACTTGTGCTTGTAAAATTTCTTGTTCATTTTTAATAAAGTTTTTATTTACAAATCCAAATAAGGATGTAAATTCTTTACCTATCTCTGGATAATTCACGGCTATATTAAATTTAGGTATCTTAGAAACTACTTCCGTAAACCTAAGTAACTGCATTAGTTTCATTTCTTTATTAGCCATCTCTTTAGTTCCGGCAGGTATAAAATCAACCAATGACTGATGTGCTTCCATAGGAACTCTTTTATAGTTAGCACCTTTCTCACCCAATATACGAACAACTCTATCTTCGGTAATAAACTGTTGGTTTAATTGGTGGAACTTCTCAACTATCTTCTTTAAACCCATCTCATCCATTAACTCAACTACTGGCTTTAAACGTTCACCAGCCATACCCTGTAATAACATAATGCCAGAGGTATTTCTATGAACTTCATTTGAATTAGCTGAAGGTGATATAGCAGGAACAGCTCCTAATGTTTCTTGTATATCTTTCTTTAAATCCTGTATTTCTTTATGCACACCCATAGTTACATCAGGTGGTCTATCCCACGAAGAAGCATTTATATCCCTTACTGCAAGTTTAGCTCCAGGTGCATATCTAAAGTTCTTTATCAATGCAGGGTGTATCATCCCCTCTACATATTTCATAACAGGTTGTAATACTAAATTGATATTATCTAATCTCTGATTTCTTTTATCATTTAATTCGTTCTGCATATCTTCGGCAATTTCACATACACCTCTACCAAAGAATTCATTAAGGACTGGCTCATATACTATCTTTACGAAACAACTCTCTCCGTGATAGAAAGGATTTTCTATAGCACGAATAAGTACGTTTCTATTAGCTACTGTAAATATACAGTCCTCTAATTTACCATCTCCATCCATATCATATTTACAATGACACTCTAATATCTCTATAGTCTTGCCAAGTTTCTTTTGCTTATCAATCTCAGAGAACGCTCTATGCCCTTCAGGAGAAGATAAACCTATATTGTTTAATCTTGGGTGGTCATAATCCCACTCACCAGAGTCAGTAACACCATCACCTTTAATATCTCCTAAGTTTTTATATATACCGAGTTTCTTTAACTCATCTAATGTTTTATAAGTCCTATGTATCATTGTTCCATTGGTATCAGTAGCATCAGGCTCAGGGAAGAAATCTCTAATATCAACTACTTCAAAGTAAGGGTCATCATACATATCTACTGACTTCTTTTTCTTATCATAGCCAACTATCTCTTGACCAACAACCTGTGGCATCATAGCACCAGTCATCTGGTCTGGTATCATTTCTATAACTGGCTGTTCTATTGGTTCTCTATATGTAATTCTTTTTGTATCTTTCTTCCAATATGTTTTAGCAATAGATGTTCCCCTAACTAAAGACTGAAGGACAAATAAAGAATACTTACTTCTAAATCCACACTTCTCAAACTGATAGGAAATTAAATCTCTAATTAAAGAGGCATATTGTTCATCACTCTCTTCACGCCCATATACTTCAAATGGAGGAGTCTTAGAAAATGTATTATTCATAATCTTAGATAATATAACCATTACAGCTTCATAGGTAGTCGGGTCAGCTATATTAGACTGCCACTTATATTTAGGAATTTCTCTTATGCCATAGAAAAGCCAATCCCAATCCCTTATCTTTTCTCTAAGTGGAGTGTAATAGCTTTTAGAACTTTCAAAATGGTCTAATACAAATTTAGTTTTATTATCTAACATTTTATTTCCTTGTGATGAATTTCATTTTATCTATTAAATATTCTTCTTATTATGATTTAGTTAGTTTGGTAAAGTCGTTAGCAGTTAAAGCCATCAACTGTGGGTCAACATAATAAGGTTTAGCTGCACATAACCACCTCATACTATCCATTAAGTGGTCTTGTAATTTCTTAGGTGCTTCTTTCTTATTCTTTTCTGCTGTGTTAATTCTAAACTCATCCCACCTATATCTTGAAATCTCTTTTAATGTATTTGTAAGTGTATCAAAGAAGTATGCTTCAGGCTTACCTGTCTTTTCGCTTACCTGTAGTTTCTTCTTAACTGCTGAAATCCCAGCAGCTACATCCTTAACTCCTGGTAAAGTAGGTATACCATTCTTAGCGTATTCCTGTCTTACGGAGGTCATCTCTATCTCATTACGCTTCTGTCCATATACTGGGTCTATTAAAGTATAGGAAATGTCTTGACTACCTGAAAGAGCCTTTATTATAGTTGAGTTCTCTGCAATAGTTCTTTCGCTTTCATAGTATTCATCATAGAAGTAAAAGTTATTATCAGGGTCTATAGCCATCCACAGACAAGCTGTAGGGTTGTTTATACCCGGGTCTATTGAACGTAAGCGTGTCCAGCTAGATGGTATATCAAAGGGTGGTATAACGTGTATGTTTCTTTCAAACTCCTTATAAACCCTACCTGCAAACAATACAAACTTACCTTCAAGTCGAGCATCTCTTTCCTGACCTGTATACTCCTTCATCAGGTTCTCAATTTCATCTCTAGGTATATAAGGGTTATCTAAAGTCTTTCCCTGTATAACTTCCCAGTCTCCTACACCTTGTTCCCAAGGTTCATATATATCATCAAAAATCCACGATAGACCTTGCATAGGTGTTTCTGTTATCCATATATCACCTTTAAGGTCAGCTATACGCATACGACACTCCATATAGATGTCGTGTTTTGGTTCTTCATCAAACCATATCCAATGACGCTTTGTTCCCTGAAACTTATCCCAACCAGAGTCAGCTGACTTAAATCCTATAGTAGAGCCATTTGTAAGCTCTATTATCTTATCAGCTTCACGCCACTTCTTTATATAACCACCTAACAACTGTTTTAGAATGGGCTGAGTGATATCCCGCGAGGTGGGGAAATCTAACGAGACTACCCAGCCCTGATTTGGAACAACAACCTGTTTATAAGGATGCGTTCCTGTTGCTGTCCAGACAGCTTCCATAGCTCCGCCATAAGTCTTACCGCCTCTATTCCCACCTAAAAATAGACGGAATCGTTTAGTAGACTTATGAAATTTCTCTTGAATAGGGTGTGGTTTATATGCCAAAAACGGGCATAGTTCCAACCTTTTCAAGTATTCCTTTTTCTTATCTTCTGGTAACTCTGATATGAATTTACTTATGTCCAATTCTTTCCCCATAATCCCCAGTTAAATCCTTAACAAACTCTTCGTGTTCATCTACCTCTATTATCATAGGTAGACCTATGTGGTTGCCTTTATTATAAAAGTAATAGTCAGTCATCCCATCTGATGTGTCTATGTCTTTTTCTTTAAAAGCCTTTTTAAGGGATGTTAAAAGTTTCTTTGCTGTCTTACAGTTAGGACAATCTTTACTCGTGAATAAAAAAATCATTAACTCCCCTTGTGTGGTTTTAATTGCTTTACATTAGACCAATGTATAATAGTCTGCTTAACCCACGTGTTAAACTTATCAAATACAACTTTAAGAGAAAACTCTATTTGACTATCTATATTACAAATATTAAGCTCTTCGATGTCAGGATAAAAACAAACGGTTTTTGTGGCTGTATTGCCACTCGGGTCTGTCATTGTTAAAGAAAACTTATACTCCTTATCTAACATCTTATTCCCCTTTTATTTCCTACGTCTACCCATGCCTTTACGAGGCTTTGGGTCTCCTTTACTTCCTACTCTTGGTGTTCTGCCGCAATCACCTTTCTTAGCCATCTTGTTCCCTTTCGATTAAGTAACT